AACCGATTCAGGTACAGTTTTTACCCTAAATAGAGCAGCAGGGATTGTGGTAACACTACCTACTGCCGCAGCAGGGTATAATTACACCTTCATCATTGGTACAACCTTCACGGGTGCAGGACAGATCAATACGGATAACTCCAGTGACTTGTTCTCTGGTTTTGCTTATCTGTTTGATCCGGCAACTGCAACAGATAATAATACTTTTATTCCTGATGCCAGTGATGACGATACCATTGACTTGGGATCAGCAGCACAAGGTTGGCTGGTAGGCGGAGTTATTCGTCTGGTGGCTACCAGTGCAGCCGTTTGGCACTGTGAAGCGTTCCTTCATGGTGATGGTTCATTAGCTACTCCATTCGAGTAAGGGGGTAAATAATGGCTGATGCAGTAACTTCACAGACCATCATTGATGGTCCAAGAAACTGCGTTATGAAGTTTACCAATGTCAGCGATGGCAGTGGAGAATCCGCAGTTGCTAAAGTAGATGTTTCTGCTTTATCACCTAACGCAGCAGGAACTTCCTGTTCTGAGGTTAGGGTCATGCGTATTACCCATGCCATTGTTGGGATGTCCGTTAAAATGCTACTGGATGCCACCTCAAATGTTTTATTGTGCGATTTGGCGGAAAGCAGTAATGGACATCTTAATTTTGAAAATTTTGGCGGTATACCGAATAATGCGGGTAGCGGTAAGACTGGTGATATTCTATTTACAACATTAGGACATAGTTCTGGAGATACTTATTCCATCATTTTAGAGATGGTCAAGATTTATTCAGACTAAGGAGTCAAAGCTTATGAGTGAATATATTATAGCTGAGACAGGGGAATTTCCTGCTCAGTATAATGTACTTAAAAAAGGTGATGATGGTATTTTTATTCCCATATTCGGACCTTACCTAGATTTAGACGATGCGAAACGTAAATGCAATGAACTGGCTAACGCTGGTAAACGTGCGCGTACTAAATCAGGTCATTTCAAATCGGATGACCCATCAACACCTGATGTTAATGAAGCTTATGTAGGCGGCAAAAAGAAGGCTAAAAAGAAAACCGCCAAGAAAAAGTAATTAGAACGTCAATTAATAATATTCATAATGCCTTGTATATCAAGGCGTTATGTTTATTTATTTCAATTATATAGGTAAAATTATGAAAGGATTTGGCAGGAACACAAGGTTTAAAGAACCTCACGGATATTCTCATGGCGGTAAACCGAGGATTCGTAAAAATAAATATGCGAATAAGGGAGCCACTGAAATAGGAAAAGAAAATAAGGTTGAATCCTATAAGGAATACATCAAGCGTATGTTTGGTGGTGGGGAAACTTAATTATGCCCTTACATAAAGGGCGTTCAAAAAAGGTAATCAGCAAGAATATATCTACCTTGGTTAAAGAAGGTAAACCTAAAAAACAGGCAATAGCTATTGCCATGGATAAAGCAGGTAAGAGGAAAAAATAAATGGCAACAAGCGGAACAACATCATTTAATCTGGATATAGCTGATATCATGGAAGAAGCCTATGATCTTTGCGGGATGGAACTTCGTACAGGCTATGATTATCGTGGCGCTAAAAGAGCGTTGAATCTGGTTTTTCTGGAGTGGCAGAATAAAGGATTGAATCTTTGGACAATAGCACAGGCAAGCGCTTCCTTAACGGCTGGCACTAGTAGTTATAGTCTGGAATCATCGGCAATGGATGTGGTAGATGCATTTATAAGGACAGATGCGGGAGATACCGATAAACAGATGGATCAGAGATTAAACAGAATTTCCCGTACCCAATATAATCACCAAGCCACCAAATTAACACGCTCAAAGCCAACGCAATTTTATATCGACAAGAACACGGGAACCAATACTATTGTATTGTGGGCGATACCTGATGACGCAGATACTTATACATTAGTCTATGATTATGTAAAAAGGATAGAGGATGTCGGTACAGTTGCCAGTAATAATGCAGATATACCGGCACGATATTTACCCTGTTTAACTTATGCACTTGCTTATAATGTTGCCTGTAAAAATCCTGAAGCATTACAAAAAATTCCGATGATAAAACTAAGGTATGATGAATTATGGCGTGATGTCAGCGATGCTGACAGGGAAAGGGCATCAGTTCGATTTGTGCCTGATTTATCGTATAACAATTAAAAGTCATGCGAGAGTTACTATGACATCAGAACAAAAAGTTCCTTCAGGGTACTACATCAGTAACAGTTCAGATGAAGATTGCTTCTATGCAGATAGCAAAGGTAATTTTTATTTTAAAAAAGAGACCGGCAAGAAATGGGTACACACGGATAAATGGAACTTTGACCATATCTGTAACGTAGAAACAGTAAATGCCCAACAAGGTTTTGATGCGTCTTTGGATAACCACGATGGCAGAGGCATGGAAGTCAAGGTATCTGCCCATATCGGGGTAACAGTTTCCGATGTGATGAAATGGAGTTATGTGAATCCCGATGGCAATCAAGCCAAAGTATGGGCTGGCGTGGATGGCGGTCCCGGAAAAGGAGTAAGCATGGATGCGGGTGTCTGGTACGATAAACACGGAGACCTGCATTTAAAACTATCCACTTCCAATGTTATTCCCCATGTAGATTTTGGCGGGGTTTTGGTGATTAATCCGAAAACTATTTCCGATTTAGAAAAACCGACAGCAGCCGATAAAGCATTTGCGAAAGGGTTTACGGAAGGTGCAACTTTAGGGATAGCAGATAAGCCGCCTAAAGTTTTGACACAAGGCGTTGCCGTAGTTGATAAGGTCGGGAAAAAAGTCCTAAGTTGGTTTAAATGAATTTATGAGTTATGCAAGCGGAAAAAAGGCATTAGGTATTTGTGATCGTTGCGGATTCACTTATAAGTTAAATGAATTGTTTTATCAGATTGAGAATAGCATCAGGAACGGGCAAAGAGTCTGTACGGAATGCTTGGATGAAGATCAACCTCAATTAAAATTAGGCGAGCTGAATACGAGCGATGCGCAATCCTTATATAATTCAAGACCGGATTCAGGTAAAGCGGAATCAAGAAGATATTATGCTTTTGACCCCATCGGTGGCGGTGTCACCAAAATGGGTTCCAGAACAATGGGATTAACCATGCATGGTAAAGTGGGTAAATTAACAGTGAGTACAAGCTAATGGCGTGGACATTTACAACATTAAAATCTGCCATACAGGATTATACCAATAATACTGAAACAACTTTTGCAAGCTATCTTGATGAATTTATTGTCAATACGGAAGATAGGGTATTAAAAATGGTCGAGCTGCCATTTTTCAGAAAAAATGTTACTGGATCATTAACATCAGATAATCAATATTTAAGTATGCCTGATGATTTTTTGGCTCCCTTTTCGCTTGCCGTTGATAATAGCGGGTATGAATACTTATTATTCAAGGATGTAAATTTTATACGGGAATCCTATCCGTCAAGCAGTACAACGGGTATCCCGAAATATTATGCCGTATTCGATGTCGATAGTTTTATCGTGGCGCCTACACCCAATGCCAATTCTACTGTTGAATTACATTATCAGTATAAACCGACATCAATAACGACATCAGGTGACGGAACCAGTTGGCTTGGAACCAATGCTTCCGATTGCCTATTGTATGGCAGTTTGGTGGAAGCCTATACATTTATGAAGGGCGAAGCGGATGTCATGAATAATTATAAAGAAAGATTTGCCCAATCCATTGAGCGACTGAAAGTATTGGGAGAAGGTCGGGAAACTAAAGATAATTATAGGACAGGTACAGCTAGAAAAGCAGTTACTTAATGTTAAAAGTACCCATAAAAGAATTAGAAGATAAAAATATCGCTATCGTTGCCATGGGAAAAAGTCAGTTGGACTTTCATTTATCCCGTGTTCATAGTGTCAATTTTGATGAAGTATGGGCTTTAAATGCAATGGTTGGCGTTATTCCGAATGTTAATAGAGCCTTTATACTAGACCCGATGAGCCGCTTTCTTAATACGAAAGATGCTGGCGGCATGACCGAAATGATGCGTAGGTGTTTGCCGGATATACAATATCCTATTTATACTTGCGAGGTAGATAAAAGGGTTCCAGCGACAGAAGAATATCCATTGGCTCCATTGGTTGCCGATTTAGGATGTTCGTATTTCAATAATACTGTTGCTTATTCAATTGCTTTTGCCTTATGGAATAAAGTGGGCAGATTAAATATATTCGGTGTGGACTTTACTTATAAGAATAATATGCATTTTGCCGAAGCAGGTAGGGCTTGTTGTGAGTTTTGGATAGCCAAATGTCTCGATAAAGGGATTGACGTATGTATAGCTCCTAGCTCAAATCTAATGGATACAAATGTTTCTTTAAAAGAAAAACTCTATGGATATCATAGGCTTAATAATCCTATAGTTACTTATAAGAAAGATAATACTATTAAAACTTGCCGATGGTCAGAAGTTATTGAAGATAAAGGCGAATTTGTTGGTATGATTGGAAGGGATGATTTAGAATTTAATGATGTGCCTGAACCAGATAAATACTAATGCAAACAGATAAATTTGAAATATCAATAGGTGATTTAGGGGTTCAAACAACTCACAATAGAGGTCATACTGTTGAAGAGTTAGCTGAAATGGCTACCAATAAATTAATTTCTATAAGCGATGATGTTGATCCTTTGGTAAAAGCTCAAGCGGAAGCATTTAGAGATAGATGTAAATGGATTGTTACATTTTATGTACGGGAAGGGATTAAAAACCATATCTGTACTATATGTAACGAATTAGAAAAACAAGGTCATAAAGACCTAGCAAATATTATCAGGAGACTGTAATGGCAATAACCCAAGCTATGTGTACCTCGTTTAAGAGTGAGTTACTTCAAGCTAAACACAATTTTTTACTCTCAGGAGGAGATACATTCAGATTGGCTCTTTATACAAGTTCAGCCACTATGTCTGCTTCTACAACTGCATATTCCACAAATCAAGAGGCAAGCGGAACAAACTACACCGCTAAAGGAGATTCTTTAACTCGTGTAGACCCTACTACTTCTGGTACTACGGCATTCACGGATTTTGCTGACTTAACTTTTGGAACGGCAACCATAACCGCAAGGGGTTGCATGATATTCAATGATTCAGCTTCAGGTGATCCTTCCGTAGCAGTTTTTGATTTTGGTGGAGATAAGACCTCCACTGCGGGTTCATTCACGATTACATTTCCAACCGCAGATTCAAGTAACGCTGTTATTAGAATAGCGTAATAGTTTTATGGCTTATGTATCTGGCTGGGGTCGCAGTACATGGGGTTCTGGAGCTTGGGGTGAGGCTAGCGCAGTAACACTCGGAGGTCTTGCTGGAACAACAGCATTAGGTACTGAAACAGTAACTTGTGATGCCAATGTCGCTGAGACAGGTGTAGCGGCTACTGGCGCAATAAGTTCACTCACTGTAACGGGTACAGCTAATGTCACAGAGACAGGTGTAGCTGGAACCAGTGCAATTTCAAGTGTTACCCCTAGTGGTGCAGCCAATGTAGCTGAAACGGGATTAGCTGGAACAGGAGCCGTAGGTACTGTTCTTGCAGCAGGTTTCGCAATTACGGGAGTTAGCGGAACTGCATCTACAGTATCTCAGGGTGATGAAACTGTTACTGGTGATGCCAATGTTTATCCTACGGGATTAGCGGGAACCAGTGCATTAGGAAGTTTAAGTTTAGTAACTAATAATATTATATCGGTTACGCAAGATGCCAGTACGGGTAATGTAGGTTCATTAACTGCAACTGGTATATCAAATATATCTCTTACAGGGATATATGGTACTGGAAGTATAGCAAGTGTTAATGTTTGGGGATTAGTTGATACTTCCCAAACACCAGATTATTCAACAATATCAGATTCACAAACTCCTAATTGGAGTACAATAGATGATAGCCAAACACCAGAATGGGAAGAGGTAGCTTAAAATGGCAACATATGTAAATGATTTAAGATTAAAAGAGATCGCCACGGGTGATGAGTCAGGAACGTGGGGTACTTCAACAAATACAAATTTGGAATTGATTGGAGAAGCTTTTGGTAGTGGCTCGGAAGGAATAACAGGCACTACGCATACTATCACTATGGCTGATGGAGCTTCAGACGCAGCGAGAACTATGGTAATGACCCTGACAGGTTCAACTACCGCATTAAACACAGTTACCCTCGCACCAAATACAGTCAACAAAACATGGATTATCCAGAACTCGGCAGGTTACGCTGTATCCATTAGTCAAGGCACAGGTGCCAATGTCGTTATTCCCAATGGCGGAATAAAGATGGTTGTGGCAGATGGAGCAGGTTCAGGCGCAGCAGTTACTGACGTACTGGACATGACAGGTGGTACAGGTAACGTAGGACTGGGTTCTGG